TATTCCTTTATATCCTGATATACATACTGGACAGACCTAACCAGAACTAATCCTCGCTTTCCAAATCTTTAGGGCTTGCCGTCTGTAAGTCCTCACCTTCTAACGCTTCCAAACTATCTGCTTCATCTTCCAGTTTGCCTGGATCTAAAAGACCGTCAGTCTTATTAGCTACCGCAATACTCCCCATCAGTTGTTCCAGGCGTTTTTCTACCTCTTCCCGACTCATTTGATCTACTTTCCCGAACATAACTTCCTTCCTGTCTACAACCAGGCCCCCGACTTTAAGCAAACTGTTTTGAGCCGATATTGCAGCATTAAAGGATCCAGCCTCTAAAGCCTTGTCCCGAATATCATAAAGATCTTGGACAGCCCGATCATAATTCAACTCATACTTCTTCTTAGCCTCATTCATAAGATAGTTATACTCTTTACGAATAGTAGGATGGTTCATGAGTTTATTTGCAGACTGCCTAGCGTCTTTGTAGCCAGCCTTGTGAGCGCACTCTACAAGAGATAGCCGAGGATTGTTTACGGCTTGCCAAATAAAGTTTCTTTGCCTTCTGTTGAGGGAGTTGTCTAGATTAGCGAATTCAATAGGAGTTTCTTCTTCAGGAGCGAGGATGGGTTCGTATTCTAATTTGTTTTTTCTATATCCCATATATATTTAGCAGTTTAGAGTCAGAGTGTATATGTAATACATACCCCCACTTTACCCTAAAGTGTATGGAGAGGATACCTTACTACGAAATAGGTAGTCAAGATATTCTTATATTATTATCTATATTTCTTTCTTTCCTGTGACAAAAATGAAAAAAATAAAATAATCTTCAAACCCGCATACTTACAGGCTTTTTGATGTCATGCATTTATGACAATAATATGACAATAATAGACTAATCATTATCTGGAGTAAATAATTCCACATAAGACTCATCTTCTGGAACATCTACATACTGATCTATTACCTCATCAAGCATAACCATCATCTCTTCATCATTATCAAGAATCTTTTGTAGACTCCAAACGCAGAAACTTAAAGAAGCAATCACGATGTTTAATTTATCCTCACCACGAAGGGTAAAGTTATTAAAAACATTTTCTAATCTTTTAACCACCTCTGATAGAGAAGGCTTAGTCATTTTGCTTTGTATGGGAACTACTTTTAATGTCATTAAATAACTATACCTTAGTTTTTTAATACATTATCTATATTTTTACCTCTTATTTCTTGAAACTCATCAAGTAGCTTCTTGGTCTTGCCATACATCTCATGTATTACTTGTGAATAGCTATCAGCTTGAATAGAAGTTTCGTTGTCGTATGCATTAGATTCATGCTCTATGCAATAATCTAAATACACATTCCATTCTTTAACGGCCTTTATTATGTCTTCATGAATACAGTTAGGACATCCGTAACCTTTTAAGTGTTCGTCTGGAGTAGCTAAAAAACTACCATGACCAGGACACTTAATTGTAATGTCTTTATCCATCTCTATATACTTATCTTCTTTTGCTTCCATTTGTAACCTCCTAAATTACTAAGTGTAGACATTATAAAGATTATCTTATAAAATGCAATTTACATATTTAATTAACATTTACTTTAGGAGAGTACTATGAATATAAGAAAAGAAATAGATGCTATTATTGAGACATCTACTGATAACTTAAACAATCGTGTAGAACGAGAACTTACAAAGGATAAACTAAATTATACTTTGTTTAATCTACAAACAAACATATCTGAGCTTACTCGATGTGTTCAAGAGCTTACTAATGCACTTGATAAATTAGAGGAGGCATCATGAATAAATTACCCGAAATTTTAGAAAAAGAAGAGCATGTAGTTCTAGGGGACGCAATATACTTTCCAGATATGGAACACAACTTCTATCACCAAGTACCAGGAGTATCATCATCAAACATTAGAAGATTTGGTCAGAGCCAGCTTCATGCTTTTGAGGAAGACAACGATACAACTCCAGCTATGAAGTTCGGAACCGCAAGTCATTCACTTATTGTTGAGGGCGAAGAAGCCTTTGTTAATGATGTGGTTTGCCTAACCGGATCTCCGTACACCAATGCCAATAAAGAGCTAAAGAAAGAATATGAAGACAGGGGCCTAACCGTCATTACTTCTAAAGATAAGCAAACTATATACGGCATGAAGGAAGCCTTGATACCGGAAGGAGTCAAACATCTATCGGCAAGCAAAGGAGAATACCCAGAAGTATTTAACTCCCCATTTGAAAGAGCAATCTTTTGGTGGGAAAAGGATCTATTGCTTAAAGTCAAATCAGATGTGCTTAGATACCCTTTAGATGCTTCTAGCGATCCTAAATCAATAATCCTGGTGGATTACAAGACTACCGTTGATTGTTCTGTTAGAGGATTCACATCATCCATTAGAAAATATCAGTACGATTTACAAGCCGCTTGGTACAAACGTGGTTATGAAAGAGCTGGGTTTAACGTAGTTGATTTTTTATTTGTGGCACAAGAGAAGAAGAAACCGTTTGCAAGCAAAGTCTTTAAAATGAATCACGATGATATGACTGCTGGCTGGTTAAAGCTTGAGCATTTGCTGGGAGAATACAACGCAGTATTAGACGGTAAAGAAGCTACGATATACAACTCACCCAGTATCGTTAATGTAGATCTAAAAGGATGGGGCGAATGAAAGATCAATCAATGGAAGACTTCTTATTTACCCACAAGATATATAAAGAAGCACAAATTAATTTTCTAAAAAAAGGTTTACAAGGTTCAGCAGAAGAAATGTTAGATCAAGTTGCAGCTTGTTTTAGGAGCTACAATAAAGATAATTCTGATATTAAAGAATTTTTTATGAACAAGATTGCACAAAATCTATTAGTTGATCTTAAAGAAGGATTGATGAATAACGATCTTGAAGATGTTGATTTAGCAAAACTTACCAATAATAAAACATGAATCTTAATAATATAGAAGAAATCAGGTGCATCACGCTTAGACAAGATATAAAAAAACTTTTAAAAGAATATGGATTTAGTGCTGTATCAATTGCTAAATATATAGGTAATGGAATAAGTGACAGAGCAATAAGAGAGTTTGTAGACAAAAAAAGAAAACGTCTTAATCCACACAACTTTGTTTTGCTAAACGAATGGACAACTAAAGTTACAGAAGAAATAAACAGATTAGAACAGGAGGAGACATGAGTGAAGATTTAGTAAACCAACCACCTCACTACACCAAGGGTGAGATAGAGTATATAGATGCTATGAGATCTATGCTTACGGCTGATGAATTTAAAGGCTTCTGTAAGGGCAACGCAGTTAAGTACATCTGGAGAGAAGATTTAAAAGGATCTAACATCCAGGATCTGGAGAAGGCCGTTGTTTATCTTAACTGGGCTATTGAGCGATTAAAGAATATTTAAAGAAACCACTAGGACAAAAAAAAGGGGCATAAAGCCCCTTTTTCTTTGGTGCTACTTAGAACGGAGGTTTATCTCCTTGAACAGCAGGTTTCATTTCTGAAGGTTCCATCTTAATGATTTTAGTCTTCAGAGAAGTTACAGCTTCCCCCTCGTTGTTATTCCAGTTATCTTCATATTGCCTAAGACCAACTTTAAGTGTTTTACCTATAAAGTCTTTAGCAAAATCCGGTAACTTTTTAAAACCACAAGTAATAGCAAGTCTACTAAATATCTCGCTTGCTATGCCTTTTGATTTTTCATTAGCAGACCACAAGTTATACCATTCTTGATGATCTCGGTAGTTACCGCCATCAATTTGAAATGTTATCTTCTGGGTCCAATTGCCGCTGTTAGATTTATATTTCTCAGCAGCAACAATCTTTGCCTCGTATTCACCAGTCGGAGCAACTTCAGGACCTTTTGATTCCATTTGCTCCGCATTCTCGAAAAAATCAACGTCATTAAAATCTGACATTATTTACTCTCCTTATTTTCAATATTTACAGAAAACCCTAATTTTTGAATCAGGGCAGTTAAATTTGGTTCCTCAAAGGCTTCTAGCTTACCGCTAC